CCTCAACTTCAGTCAATGTCCAGGTCGTAGCAGTAACATAAGTTCCCCAAGTTGTACTAATCAATGATTTGTCCTTATCCAGCCAATAGATTCCGATCCTTATTCCCGTTCCAGCAAAATCGGCTGAGACCTTCAAATATCCGCAAGCATAATATTTCTGACCTTCAAGGGCGATAAATTGATTCTCATTACTTAAAGAGGATATCTGAGCTGAACCGCTATAAACACATCTTGCCGACCAATTACCTATGTGAGCGGCGCCTGAGCCTTCCACTATCTCCCAGCTTCCACTCTTGTTCCATCCGATATCGCCTAACTCAAAGCCTGGATTCTGGGCTAGGTTAATCAGATTCGAGCTGAGCAGCTTGCTTATGGCCAAAGACCCGCCTATTATCCTATCCCCGTAAATGGTACTAGCCTGGATAAGACCTCCGTGGATTATCTTTCTGCCGAATGCCGAATAGGCAGTCCCGACCTCATTGGCGCACATCAGCCATTTGCCGGCACCTATGGCATCGTTGATATTGTCACTGGTCTGAAAAGATGTTGTGAAGTTGTCATCCCAATATACATATTTCTTGTTGGTATTGGAGGCCGTTATCTCGTAGGTTGTCCCCTTAATGCTGAACAGAATCGGATTCTCACCATCCTCGGCCGACCAGGAGATATAACCCGAGCTTGGAGTATTGTCATTCCATTTCAGGTTTTGGGTCAAAGGCACATCCAAGGTCGGTATGCCCAATAGATAACTGGGTATCTCGGCCCGTATGTTCTCTAATGATGGCAGAGCCTTATGCCGGCTGTCGGCCTCCGGGCTTTGCTGGCCGATAATCGGCAGTTCCGGTGTGGCGCTGTCATCATCATATATCGAGGCATCGTACTCTATAGCTTCCAAGCTAACATTCTGCTCATCATCCAACGTCGGCTGCAGCAGCCGGTATTTCTTCTTGTACGATGTACTGGTCCCGAAAATATATGGGTCATGCCGGGAAGGAATAATTGTCCATGTATCGGAGATAGTTATTTCCTTGCCATCTATACTGCTGACCGTATGGTCCTCAATGGATTCGGCCCCGGTCTCCCCATTCACCACTTTGACCAATATCTTGTCGGTCCCGCCACTGGCACTTACTTCCTGGTCCAGCGTTGACGTATTCGAAGTTGCCGAGACCACTCGCCCGCCCTTCATCGAATCCTTTTTGATTATATCATGCTGGAAGTAGAATACATCCCCGATAACCAGCGGATTGGCCTCGATACCGGAATCGAACTCGATGGTGGTCTTTAACTTCTCATTGGCCCGCAGTCTCAATCGGGCCAGCCGCCAGCATTCCGACTGCTTGGTCAGCCCGAACCATTCCATCACCGCCTTGTAGGAAAACTCCATATTGTCGTTAAATACGGTAAATACGCTCCGTTCATAGTCCTGAACCTGGTCCCGATGATTGACTTCAATCTCGCTAGCCCGCTCAGCCAGAGAAAGAAATGTCCGGCGAAAACTGCCCTCCACGATATTACCGACACTGAAGGTATAGACCGGATCCACCGGTTTATCTATGACCAGACCGACCTTTATCCCATCCCATATAGGCGTGCAGCGGGCGAGCTCGCATATCTTAAGGGCCGCCGCCCATACATTGGTCTCATGGTCGAAACCACCGTTGAATGTAGTCCGCTTTTCCGTCCCGCCGTTGCCATCATCGACCATCTGGTCGTGATGATAGGCCGCCTCATAGAAATCATCTGCATCCAGCCGCGATGAGTCCATCCCATCGTATCGCTCTATGGCATAAGCCGTCCCGCCTCCATCGCCTGATATCACCGGCTGGGCGAACACATCATACAATCCCCAGGCCGGATTGTTGCTGTATTCCAAAGTCCAACTTTCACCATTGTAAGTCCGGACTATAGCCCCTTCCTGGATGCAGCTAAACTCAAGCGACCCATAAAGCTTGTCGGTAGCCAAGGCCGATATGCCGACCAATACCTGGCCGGGATAGGTAAAGGCCGTATCAATCACCTCGCGGACCGCTCCTATTCTCAATTCCTGTCCGTATCGAGGATTTGTTTTATCGGTAGTCGTTTTGGTAACTTTGATATCGTATCGCTTACCATAATCTATCGTTACCGGTGAGCCGCCTGTATAGCTGCCGCTTGCTACATAGCTTTTGCGGATAGGCTTGGTCTTTTTGCGGCTAAGCGTTTCATTGACCAATGTGCTCCACCCGGGCGAGTCATGATCCTGAATCTCTATCTTTACCCCTAAATCCCACTGGCTTATCCCACCCTGATAGTTTGCCCAATAAAGTCCTTTTTCCAGCAGTATTTCTATCTCCAAATCGTCATAATCATTGTCCGGCGTAGTCCAGGTCTGGGCCCCACCCGAATTGGTAACAAGTATGTTCGGACGGTACTCGATCTTGAGCTTATCGAAAAAACTAACATGAGTCTGATTGAGCGTACCCTTTCTCTCTTCAATAGTAACATCCGTAAAATTTGCAACCGGCTGACCGTTCAATCTCATTGAATTAGCTACAATGCCCTTAACCGGCCCCTGGCCAAGAGAAATAAGGACATATAACCTCTGCTTGGTCTCATCGGAGTCATCCGGCTCAGTATGACAGGCGATAATATTGCCATACAATTTGTTCTTACCGTAGAACTTTGGAATCGCCACGCCCGGAACCTGGGTCGTGTGCGGATTCCAACCGTAGGTCTGTGATGAATATTGCGATAGATCCTGACTGCGCGGCATAGATGGTGTAATCAAAGAAGAAATCAATAAACCTCCACCAACGGCAATACCGGCACCGATTGCCGTCGCCATAAAACTTGATCCTCCAAACCAAGCTCCTGCGATAGCTTCTCCCAGACCTGGTGCAAAAATAGAAATCGCTATCATCCCCACCCAGCCCCAGACCTCATCGTCGCCCAGGTTCGGCATTATTACTATCTGGTCACCCGCTCGTGGAACCAGACTGCCAAAAAACTCCCGCTCAATCTTCATCCCGTTAAGGTAAACCACAAAATCCATATCCGAAGGCAATAGATGGGTGCAGAGCTGCTCTATAGTCCGCCCCTTGTAATCCAGGTTCTCTACATCCCTTTCCTTGACCCGTAATGGATGCCTAACCTTTATCAGGCTTATCTTTTCCGTATCTAAAGTACCCATCTATCGTCCGTTTGTATTTTTTAAGAGGCTCGATAATCACGCCGTATTTGCGGCTACAATGAATGAATCGCCTGCCATCGGCCAGAACCACTCCCATATGGAACCTACCAGCCAGTTTCAACGTCACTCCGCAGAATGGTTCTGCTTTCTCAAGCTCGATAAAATCGGCCTTGCCTCTTTCTATGGCCTCAGTCCGGGCTGCAACATCATAGATATAATCCCGAGGTGGTAGCTTTAATCCAATCCGTTTATAAACTTCCCTACACAGACTCCAACAATTGAAGGTCTCCGGTCCCTTGCCTTCTTTCTCAAAACGTTTTCCAAGTAAATCATCAAGTTGCAGCAATTCTAAGCCCTCCCGTTCTCATTCCCGGCTCGCCGCCAAATCGCGTGGCATTTTCGCGCTCCCGACAATCCTTCAGGTTTCTCTTGCAATAGGCATATCCCGCCGATCCCCCGCTTGTATATGAACCCGAATAATCGCTGCTATCTGTTCCATCCAATGTAAAGTTATTTGCATCTACAACAGTGATGATCCATATTCCCGCAAGGGAAGGTGTGATGCCGTTAATGTCTGCCAATCGATTATATGAACCATCGTCGAAACTATGCGAATTGACCTGAATCTTGACCGGGTCCGTGCCCGACAATATTACATCCGCTACGGTTTTTCTCGTATAATCGCATTCTGCGCTTTCATAATAAAAGCGACAATGAAGCGGCAAATATCGATAAAGTGGAAATCTTTGTCGTAATGGACTTGGCGCACCCAACGTCAGTGAAATCCAGTCCGCATCATCCTGACATCCGATTATCTCAAACTCCTTTTCGAGATTCGTATAATCAACACCCAAATTCTCAGAATTAACCGGAATGAACTTTATTGTTGCGCCAATCAAGCCTTCCTGTTCTTCAAGATAAGATTCGAGAAGCCGAGCCACGTTTGCTATCTGTAACCGCCATTGCGGAAGCTCTCCCTTTCCCACGTCTCCATACTGGTTTATCTTGAAATTAGCACGCTGATAAGTATTTCCGCCGAACATAACGCTCAACGTATGGCGGGCATATCGTAAAATAGTCGCGTCATCAGTCAGATGAATTTCCAACAGAAGAATCCATGCGCTTTTCGTAGCTAAGACGTTTTTTTCCACAACTAATTCTTTTGGCCATTGTTTCATTTATATTCTTCAAAAATTATTCTTGTCTGCCATTGGTTTGGAGCTTTGGGTTCCATCTTAAAACTTAATTTTCCAATGAATCTTACTTCGTATCCAAAACCGGTAACTGAATCAACCCAACCAAAAACGTCCGCTCCCACATTCACATCATTTTGAAATTCTTCTAATAGTTCTTTGTCTTCCTGACTTAAAAACCGATAAGCTCTGATGAATAATTTCGGTACAAAAGTCGCCCTTGCTCTTGTTTGTCGATAGCCTGCTATAAAAGAAGTTTCAATAGTTGGATCAAAGGCAAGATCATCCGTCAAATCCTCCACCCTTACATCTTTTGATAATATTGGAAAATATAACATTTCAACCTCTTAACATCGGATGATTTGCTATATTACGGGTAATAGGTCCATTGATATTAAGGTCTCTTAAAATTATCTCAGTTATATATCTTCCCCCTTCAAACCGAGTTTGGGCCTGTGCTTTTTTCGGAAACCCTAAATTATTTATAATTACATTCACTGCCGGTAGCCCCGCCCCTTTGGGCAATATTCTCTCGCCCCTTTGCACTATAGCCGGCATCTCATCCGGGGCCAAGCCTCCGTGAAGCCGCGGAGCTCCTATGAAATCCAGTGCTGGCATCATTCGCTTTTGCCCGATCTGTCCTACTATTCCCCCTCTATGTGCGAATATTGCCTCTATAAATCCGCTTACTCCTTCGGTCAAAGCCAGGGCAAAAGGTTTGGTTATTCTCTCTCTCATCGCTGATATGGCGATATCTCTGAGGACTGATTTCATTACATCGCGGAATTTCTCAGCCTCGAATATCATCCGCTCGAAGGTATTGGCGAACGATTCCCCTATGGTCTGAGCAATCGCCGCCAGCCTCTGGGCCTTCTCTAATTCCTTTAACTTTTTGACATATTCTTCGGTTGCAACCTTGACAAATTCGGTCGTTTCGATATTGGCTTTCTTCATCTCGGTCTCGAATTCGACCATCTTGGCAGCATGCCAGTGTGCCTCTCCTACCCTGCCCGTAATATCTATTTCTCTTTGCAATATGGCTATATGCTTGGCGGCAATCGCAAAAACCTTTTCTTTCTCCGCTCGCAGCTTTTTTTCTAAAATAACATTTTCCTCTGCCATCCTGTGTAATTCAGGATATGGTGAATAAGGTTCTGGTAATGTCACTTTAGGTACCACAACTTCGGGAGTTGGTTTTTTTTGTAGCCATTTTTGAACTCGACCTGGTACACTCCATTCCCAATAACGCTTCCAGAATGCATCCAGCATTTCCAAACCTTCTCTGGTATCACTTATCCACCTTTTAATCTCATATCTATTCTCTGATAAATATTTATTGATTTGTTGTAGGCTATCTGCCATGACGGGCATCAATTGTTCGCCCATCATTACTTTAAGATTATCAGCTTCTGCGTATAATCTTTTTAATTGATTTGCATAGGAATCAGCCGTCCTTATGGCATCCCCCTGGGCATCCGTTGTCCCCTTCAAGATAAGTGAATATCGTAGCTGTACCTTCTCTAAATCTGTAAATTCATTATAGCTCTTTTTGATCCCCTGATTCA